ACAGAACGACCAAAGTAACCGGTAAAGGGCAGCAGTATTTTATAAATAAGTTTTTATCATAAAAGGCGGAGCAGGGTTATGAGAGAATGGACAAGTGTTGAAGATGGACTTCCTGAACCTTATAAGGATTGTTGGATTACATATGAATTTGCAAGTGGTTCAAGAAATGTGACGGAAAGTTATGTCAATGATAAGGGCAGGTGGAATCTTGCGGCATCCAAGGCATCAAGAAAAGTGATTGCATGGATGTATAGGGATGGTAAGCCTTTACCTTATGGAGAAAATAAGGATGAATTTGAAGAAGGGTGAATTATGGCAGAGAAACGTATGTTTACAATGAAAATTATTGATAGTGACGCTTTTCTTGATATGCCACTTAGTACGCAGGCCTTATATTTTCATTTGAATATGAGGGCTGATGATGACGGATTCATCAATAATCCTAAAAGAGTACAAAGAATGATAGGTGCTTCTGATGATGATTTAAGGCTGCTTATTGCAAAACGCTTTGTAATCTGCTTTGAAAATGGTGTAATAGTCATTAAACATTGGAGGATGCATAACACTTTAAGAAAAGACAGGTACAATCCAACACCTTATCAGGATGAATTGGCGACTTTAGAAATTAAAGACAATAATTCATACACGGAAAAGCCTGATGAACCCTTGAAAATAGAGGGCGGCAACCAAATGGCAACCAAGTGGCAACCAAATGGCAACCCAGTGTAGTATAGTAAAGTGTAGTATAGATAAGTGTAGTGTAGTAGGAGACGGCAACCAAATGGCAACCAATATACAATCATATATACCAATGACAGATAATGAATACAATACATTGATTATAGATTATGGAAAAGAATTTGTAGATTCAAAAATTAAGAGGGCCAAGGAAAAATATCCTCATGCCACTTATAAAGATATATCTTCATGGTGTGAAGAAGATTTCAAGAAGCGACGTGTCAATAATAAATTTAACAATTTCCAACAACGTGATGTTGATGTTGATGCATTAGAGCCGCAGCTTATTAGCAACAACACACAAGCGGATGTATTAGAAAGTGAGGTTACATGAAAACAAAGATTAAAGAATGGATTTTAGTGTTGATATTTTTAGCGTTGATAGTTGTATTTTTACAGGCCTGTGACAACTTTGAATATAAAACGAACCGAAGCAGCGACAAGCAGATTGAACTTAAATTCATAAAAGGGAACAGGACCTTAAAAGAATATGTTGATACAGAAACAGGAGTTCACTACTTTTACACACTGTATGGAAGTCTTACACCTAGATACAACATAGACGGCACACTTTACAAGGATGGTGACAATTGATGAAAGAGAGTGAAGCAAAGGAAATATATAACAAGGCTATTGAGGACTTTATGCAAGCTATTGACAAAGCAGATAGAGAAGGTGTTCTTGACTTTTCCACAATAGAGGGAATTGCAGAGCAGTTAAAGGGGAGTGAATAAATGCGTTGCAGAATAAATAATACAAGCTGCATGGGTTATGATAAAAAGAGAAGGGAATGTATAACAATAGAAAATTGTAAATATCAGGAAGAAAAACAGGTAAGAGCAAAAGAATATTTATCACAGATTGAAAAAATCAATATGATGATAAAAAACAAGGATGCCGAGATTGTCAAATGGAAAGAACTTGCGGACAATACATCAGCTCCTGCTCTTGGCGATAAGGTTAAGACTTCGGGAGTAAAAGATACAATGGCAACTTCTGTTGTGAATTATGTTGATATTGAAAATGAACTATTCAAACAGAAACAGGAGCTTATAAATAAGCATAAGGAGATTGTTCAGACAATAGAAAAACTTCCTGCACAGGAATATGATGTGCTGCATATGATATATATCCAGCTTAGGTCACTTGAAGATGTTGCTGAATATAAGCATAAGTCATATAGATGGGTGACAGCAGTTCATGGACGAGCGTTGTCTAATGTTCAGAGAATACTAAATAAAAGACAAAATGATGACAAAAACAGAGTAGATTGCCTAGTTTTGCCTAATATTTCCTAAAATTGCCGAACATTTCCGAAAGTTGCCCTTGATTGTCATAAATTTGCTTGTTATACTCAAAGAGTAAAAATATATTTATTGGTTTTAAGGCATGATTCTTTTTTGAGAGTTGTGCCTTTTTCTATTGCCTGCCAGGGTTTAGACCTCCTTTACCTGGCGGGCTTTCTGAAGGGTGGTGATTGTGCTGGCAAAACTGACAGCCAAACAGCAAAGGTTCTGTGATGAATACCTGATTGACTTGAATGCCACGCAAGCAGCTATTAGGGCAGGTTATAAAAGGTCAGATTATACAGATACTAACGCAAATAAGTTACTAGAAAATACTAGAATTAAAGAAACAATTGAAAAGGCAATGGCTGAAAGGTCAAAGAGGACGGGTATAAGTCAGGATAGAGTTATTCAGGAGCTTGCAAGGATTGCTTTTGTTAATCCTATAGATGTAATAAACACAGAAAATGGTTCAGTCAGTGATAGTGCATCAGATGACGATCTTGCCTGCATACAGTCGGTTAAGGTAAAGACAATGAGCAGTGATAAAGGATGGTCAGAAGAAAGAGAAGTAAAGTTAAATGATAAGATGAAGGCACTCGAACTTTTAGGTAAGCATCTTGGCATGTTCAAAGATAAGGTTGAACTGGATACTGATATGGAGCTTAATATTACAGTTGATTATGGAGATGGGGATAATGAAGAAGGTTAATATATTAGGAACTGAATACAGCATTGAAGTTGATGATACTCTTGAAAAGACAGGAATTGATGGCTTGTGTAAAGAATATAACAAGCAAATAACAATCAGGAATCTTGGTTCAATGTTGAATGATAATGATTCTACAGATACAAAGAAAATAAGATTTGAAGAAGTATTAAGGCATGAGATAATTCATGCTTTTTTTTATGAAGCAGGTCTTGAAGATTATAGCGATAATGAACAGCTTGTTGATTGGATTGCAAAGCAATTTCCTAAGCTTGAAAAGGCATTTAAAGAAGCTGATTGCTTATGAATATAAATATTCAGATGAACCCTTGTTTCAGGGAGGTTGACAGTAGCCATAAACGATACATAGTTATGAAAGGCAGTGCCGGTTCAGGAAAGAGCGTTGACACAGCACAGAATTATATTTTGAGATTGATGCAGGATAAGGGTCGCAATCTTGTATGCATTCGCAAGTCGGACATAACAAATCGTGATAGCACTTATGCAGAGCTTACAGGTGCTATATATCGCATGTTTGGAGATAAAGCTAATAGATATTGGAGTATTAAACAAAGCCCTTTGCAGCTTACATGTCTTGCTAATGGTAATCAGATAATATTTAGAGGTGTAAATGATGAAAAGCAACGCGAAAAGCTAAAGTCAATCACATTTCAAAAAGGCAAGCTGACAGATGTGTGGATTGAAGAAGCTACTGAAATCACACAAGCTGACTTTGAGATAATAGACGATAGATTGAGAGGTGAACTTCCACCAGGGCAATTCTATCAGATAAGAATGACCTTCAATCCTGTGAATAAGAATCATTGGATTAAGAGGGTCTTTTTTGATATTCCCGATAGTAATGTACTTACACATCACAGTACATATCTTGGAAACAGGTTTATTGACAATGCCTACAGGCAGCGTATGGAAAGAAGAAAACTTGTAGATCCAGAAGGATATCAGATTTACGGATTGGGAAATTGGGGAGAGATTGGCGGTCTTATTCTTCACAATTGGGAAGTTGCGGATATATCACAGAATCTGAATGATTATGATGATATAGCCATAGGGCAAGACTTTGGATTTAACCATGCAAATGCAATTCTTCTTCTTGGTATCAAGGATGATAACATATACATTCTGAAAGAAGTGTATGTATTTGAGAAAGAAACATCAGAGATTATACCATTGGCACAGGAAGCTTGCATTCCAATGAGCAAGGATATGTGGTGTGACAGTGCTGAGCCTGACAGAATCAAAATGTGGAAAAGTGCAGGATATAGAGCAAAGGGTGTTGATAAAGGCGGTACTAATGGCTCTGTTAAGGCACAAATAGATTGGTTAAAGGGCGTCGTTCGCAAAGATAAAGTTATCAAGCGAATGATAAAGGTGCATCCTTCCTGTGTTAATACGATAAAGGAATTACAGCAGTGGAAATGGAAGAAGGATGAAAAGACAGGAGAATATCTTGATGAACCTGTTGCTTTTCAGGATGATGCCATGGCGGCTTTAAGGTATGGTATTGAAAGATGGAGAAAGAAAAAAATGGTGCTTATTTAAGCTAAGTTTTATTGATAGGCTTATAAATCTATAGACAAAGCAAAAAAGTGCCTGTATGGTCGCACAGAAGCCGTACAAGTATATAGATATAACAAAGGAGCAGGACAAATGTTATCAATTGATGAGATAAGACAATTTATACAGGATGATGCCGCTTCTGACAAGAAGATGTTTGCAAAAAAAGGACAGGCTTATTATGAAGCGGACCATGATATTAAGCAGTACAGATTATTTTATTACAATGCGGATGGAAATCTTGTTGAGGATACGACAAGAAGTAACATTAAGATAAGTCATCCGTTTTTTACTGAATTGGTAGACCAATGTACGCAGTATATTCTTTCAGGAAAAGACGGTTTCATTAAATCTGATATTCCAGAATTACAGACTGAACTTGATTCATATTTTAACGAAAATGAAGATTTTACAGCAGAATTATCAGAAGTGCTTACAGGCTGTCAGACAAAAGGGTTTGAATACATGTACGCATATAAGAACGCAGAAGGCAGGTTGTCGTTCATGTGTGCTGATTCAATCGGTGTTATAGAGATAAGAGCAAAGGATACTGATGATAATACTGAATATGTGATTTATTGGTATATTGACCGAATTGAAAAATGGCATAAGAAAATAAAAAGGATTCAGGTATGGGATAAAGAAAATACATATTTTTATGTTCAGGATGGTGAAGGAAAGATTGAGAGAGATATATCAGAGCCAATCAATCCTAAACCACATACATTATACAAGAAAGGGAATGATGATAAGACCTATTATGATGGTTTTGGCTTCATTCCTTTTTTCAGGCTTGATAATAACAAGAAGCTGTTCAGTTGTCTTAAAATCATCAAGGATTTGATAGATGATTACGATCTACATAGCTGTTCGTTGTCAAACAATCTGGTTGACTTTGATACACCAATTCATGTTGTTAAGGGTTTTGAGGGCGATAATCTTGATAAATTGCAGCAGAACATTAAAACCAAGAAAATAATAGGAATGGAAAGTACGGACGCAGGGGCAGGAGTTGATGTTAAAACTGTAAATATTCCGTATGAAGCAAGAAAGATAAAGCTTGAGCTTGATGAGAAAAATATATACAGGTTTGGCTTTGGCCTTAATACAGCGGGATTAAAAGATACCGCAGCCACAACAAATATTGCAATTAAGGCGGCTTATTCACTTCTTGATTTAAAGGCAAATAAATTAATTGTCAGATTGAAACAGTTTTTTAGAAAGCTGTTGAAGCCTGTTCTTACTGAAATTAATGAAATAAACGGCACTGATTATCAAATGAAAGATGTTTATTTCAACTTTGAACCTGAAGTGATGAGCAATGCACAGGAAAATGCACAGATAGCATTGACAGAAGCACAGACAAGGCAGATAGAAATCAATATAATCATGAGTCTTGCACAGACATTGGATGATGAAACTGAATTGAAGTTAATATGTGAACAGCTTGACATTGATTATCAGAATATTAAGGACAAGCTTCCCAAAAACGAAGAACAGAAAACATTGACAGCACAAAATGTATTAAGTGGGGTTGTAGTAGATGAACAGCAGACAGAGGGAAATCTTACAGGAACAGCTTAATAATGAAAAGCAAGTTATAAAAGAACTTCATCAGGTGTTTAAACAGGCCATAGCGGATTGCAGCTTAAATATATCCTTATTATCCGCAAGGACGGATATGGAGAATATACAGACCATAGTTTATCAGCAACAGTATCAGAACGCAATCAAGGCACAGCTTGAGGTGGCACTTGCACAGCTTCAATCAGGTGAGTATGCAACTATATCTGATTATCTTACAAGGTGTTATCAGAATGGTTATATGGGCGTAATGTATGATCTTACAGGTCAGGGAATTCCTTTAATTATTCCAATGGACCAGCAGGCAGTTGTTAAAGCTCTACAGATTGATAGCAAGATTTCAAAAGGTTTATATAATCGTTTAGGTGAAGATGTATCAGTCCTTAAAAAGAATATAAGGGCAGAGGTATCAAGAGGCATAGTAAATGGTTCTTCGTGGAATGAAATAGGCGAGAAGATAAGCTTGGGAATGAACAGCACTATTGACATGTTTGGATTCAATAAGGCAAAGAATAACTCTATCAGGATTGCAAGGACAGAAGGGCATAGGATTCAGAACCAATCTGCAATGGATGCACAGGAAGCTGCTAAGAAAAAGGGAGCTGATGTGTTGAAGCAGTGGTGTGCAGCCCTAGATGGTAACACAAGACCTGCACATGCACAGGCAGACGGGCAAATCAAGGAACTTGACGAATATTTCATTGTTGGCGGTGAAAAGATGAAAGCACCTGGTATTGGTGGTTCTGCTGCCAATGTATGTAATTGCCGTTGTGCTTTGCTGCAGAGGGCAAGATGGGCCTTAAATGATAAAGAACTTGATACCCTGAAGGAAAGGGCTGAATACTTTGGCTTGGATAAATCAAAGGATTTTGAGGAATATAAGGCTAAGTATTTGGGAATATCAGAAGAAGAAAAGAAACTTGAAAAAGATTCCAATAGTAGTAAAATAAAAAGAGGACAATTAGACACAGGGTATAATGGAAAGATACCTGATGATAAGCTTGATGAATATAATAAAAAAGCATTTGAACAGATTAAGTTAGATACTGGATATTCTGAGAAAGAAGCAACAGATTTTCATAATTCTTTATTACAGTATTTTGGAGGAGATTATGAAGCAATTCTTTTAGGAGAAACAGAAAGTGCTCAAATAATTAAGACAGGAATAGCAAAAATGCCAGCATATGACGGAAGTATTTATCGTGGTATGACTTTTTCTAACAAAGATATAAAACAATTTGCAGATTTAAGAAAAGGAGATATATTACCACGAAAGGGAATTATTGAGAGTTGGACGAGTAATGAAAGGGCTGCAATTTCGTTTGGAGGGGCACGAGAATATGAAAGAAGTACAGTAATACTTGAATGTATAGATAACCAAACAGGAGTTGGTGTTCAACATATTTCAAAGTATGGAAATAGAGAAGCAGAAGTGCTGTCAAGTGCAGATTATGAAGTGATTGAAGTTGTTATAGAAAATAAGTATGAATATTTATCAAAGCACAAAGAACTTTTATATTTTCCTGATGATTTGGAAGAAGAGGGAAAAGCCATGAAGGAGAATATTGTATGCAGAATCAGAGTAAAAGAGAAGAACTAATAATTAAGCTAAAGAAGCTGAGAACTGAAAGAAGAAATGAAGTGAATGAAGAAAAGAGAGAAATTTTATTACAACAAATTCTAGAAATAGAAGATGAAATTCGAATAGAAGAATTTGATGGAGATAAAAATATAGGACGATTTAATTGCACATGAAATGGCACATGTAATGACGTTTCAGGAATGTGAAACTTATGGGCAGTTTATAGAACTTGAGGAAGAGGTTAGAAGTAAATTTATTAAGGGAATGTCTTTATATGCAGATTCTACATGGGATGGAGCGGAAACAATAGCTGAAGCATTCGTAAGATATAGAAGGGGCGAAAAGCTTCCTGAAAATGTTATTGACTTGTTAAAAACTTATGTATTAAGAGAGGCAAAATAATGGTTATATTTTCACAATGTATAGATTGCAAAAATTATATAGGTAAAAATGATGATGGTAGGCAAATATGCAAAGCATTTTTGAATGGAATTCCAGAAGATGTATTTTGGAATAGAATTGACCATACTAAAAATATAGAGAATGATAATGGAATCAAATTTGAAAATATAGAAAAATATTAGGCACTTTGCAGGCAATAATGCAGGGTGCTTTTTTAATGCAATTAAATACTTATGTTAATTGGGCCATGTTTTTATCATGGTCTTTTTTAATGCAAAGAAAGAAGGTAAATGCAAATGACAGAAAAAGAAATTATCTTGAAACAGATTGATATTTTACAGGCAAGACAGGAAACAGAAGGCTTGAATGTTGATGAATTAATCAGATTATCAACACAGATAACAACCTTATTGAGCTTGCTTGATAAATACAATACAAATACTGATAATACGGAAACGGCTACCAATAAGAATTAATATAAGGTATTAATGAAGGGAAGTGAGATTGAATGGCTTTAAGCGGCAGCGTAAGAGGAAGCGTTGTTGATGAACATTATTCGGCATGGGTTGATTGGTCAGCGTCGCAGGATATAGGCGGTAACACAAGTACAATTACGGCAACACTGTATTTTAGTTGTGATTGGGATATTGATATTGGCGAAAGAACACATACTATATGGATTGATGGTGAAGCTTTTGATATTTCAGATACACCGACAAGCGGAACAGGTACATGGAATCTTGGAAGTGTAAGCAAGACCATAGGACACAATTCAGACGGAACAAAAGCGTTTTCAATATCATTTTCGTATGATATGGGGGCCTGGATAAGAGGTGACTATTACGAAAGCATAACAGGAAGTGATTCATGGACTCTTGATACTATTGCAAGGGCAAGTAATCCATCACTTTCAGCTTCATTAGTTATTATGGGAAACAGCATAACTGTATATACGAACAGGCAGTCAACTTTATTCACACATACTATTAAATATGAATGGGGCAACAGCGGACAGGTTGAAATAGGAACGGGGATTGCAGACAGCTTTAAATGGACAGTTCCGTTAAATTTTGCAAATTCAATTCCAAATTCGACAAGTGGAACATGTACGTTTTATGTTAGTACATGGAGCAATGGTTCAGTAATTGGAACCAAGGCAGTGAGTTTTACTGTTACAGTTCCCACAAATATTGGTCCGTCATTATCATCAATAGCTTGCAGTGACCCTAATGGATATGCTTCAACATATGGAGCTTATGTTCAGAATAAGTCGAAGGTGAAGGTTACAGTAACTGCATCAGGCAGTTATTCAAGTACAATAAAAAGCTATAAGATAACAGCAAATGGAATGGATTATACATATAATGGTTTAACAACTGATGTTATTACAACTTCAGGAAGTAATACGATTAAGGTTGTTGTAACTGATTCAAGAGGAAGAACAGCAACAAAGACAACAACAATCAATGTTCTTGCTTATTCATCACCTGTTATCTCGGAATTATCGGTTTACAGATGCACATCCAATGGCACGGCTAATGATGAAGGTGCATATATGAGAGTGACATTTAAGGCTTCAATTACTGCTTTGAATAATAAAAACGGCAAGAAATTTGTTCTGCAATACAGAAAGCAGAATTTAGCAAGTTATACAACACATACAACATATACAGGTGCTTATACATGGAATTCAAGTGTAATCATAGCAGCTGATATTAATAGTGCATATGACATACAGCTTGTTGTCACGGATAATTTTGGAACTACTGCAATGGTTATCCAAGTGTCAACAGCTTTTACATTAATGGATTTCAGAAATACAGGAAGAGGAGTTGCTTTTGGTAAGGTATCTGAACAGGACGCTTTTGAATGTAAATTAAAAGCAGTTTTTTCAGGAATTGTTGAGGGAATATATCCTGTTGGTTCAATTTACATGACAACAGTAAGCAAAAATCCGTCCGCATATTTCGGTGGAACGTGGGTTGCCTGGGGAAGTGGTCGTGTTCCTGTTGGGGTGAATATATCTGATACTAATTTCAACACAGTTGAAAAGACAGGCGGCAGTGCTGCTATACAGGCACATACTCACAGTATTCCTTCATTAAGTGGCAGTACAAACAGTGCAGGCAGTCACAGCCATAGTTTACTTGCAAGAATACAGCAGGTTGCAGATAATTGGGGATGCGTACAGGCAGACGGAAGCTACAGTAACAGTTCAACAGGTGAATCATATGGAGATACACAATCGGGCGGATTACATTCGCATACAGTAACAACAAAGGCATCAACATCAGGGTCAACAGGTTCAGGCAACAGTGGTAACCTACAGCCGTACATCACATGTTACATGTGGAAAAGAACAGCATAGATAAGTTAATCATGCACTCTTCAAAGGGTGCTTTTTTATATGCCCAAAAAAGCGTTAAGGCAAAAAAACTGTCCGCAAATATTCCCCTGCTATGGAATCAAAACTGGCACAGTGCTTCACATAGTTAGAAGCAGGAAAGGAAAAAACATGACATTAGAAGAATTGTTGGGAGCAGACCTGTATTCACAGGTTCAGGCAAAGATTGACGAAGTTAATAACAAAGAAACCGACAAATTAAAGCATGTAAGATATGCGGATTTGTCAGAGGGTAATTATGTCGGCAAGGGTAAATATGATGCTGACATTGAAAAGCTCAATACGCTTATCAGCACCAAGGATTCAGAGATTGCAAATGCAAATAAGCTTATTGATGATTTAAAGAAAACATCTAAAGGCAATGAAGATATGCAGGATAAATTCACACAGTATGAGCAGAAGAACGCACAGCTTCAGGCAGAGTTGCGGGAAACTAAGATTAAGTCGGCAATCAAGGTTGCACTTATGTCTGAAAAGGCTGTTGATGTTGATTATCTTACATATAAGCTGAATGAAAAGCTGAAAGAAAAGGGTGAAACCTTAGAACTTGATGAAAACGACAATATCAAAGGCTGGAATGATAAACTTTCGGGTTTAAAAACACAGTTCCCGACAATGTTTGAATCAGCTTCATCAGACGACAAGAACGATTATAAAGTTCTTGATGAGAACAAATTAAAACAGGGTGATGTTTCAGACACATTAACAAAAAGTGAGTTATTAAAAAAGCCATATGCGGAAAGGGCAAGAATCGCACAGGAAAACCCTGAAGCATATGCGGCGGCAATGAATTCTTAAAAAAGAAAGGTTAAAAAGGTGATATTTATGGGTACAGTTACAAAGTTGAATGATGTTATTAATCCACAGGTCATGGGTGACATGATTGAAGCAAAAATCACAGCACAGGCAAAGCTTACGCCTTATGCAAAGGTTGATACAAGTCTTGAAGGTGTTCCAGGAGATACAAAGACAGTTCCTTCATGGAATTATATCGGTGACGCACAGGATTTTGACCCTGAAAACAGAACAGGAGCAGAGATTGACACAACAAATCTTACAGCATCAAGCACGACATTCACAATCAAATGTGCGGGTAAATCGGTTGGAATTTTACAGACAGCTATTAATTCAGGTCTTGGCAATCCAATCGGACAGGCTGAATCACAGCTTGCAAAGTCTATTGTCGGTAAAGTTGACAATGATGTGCTTGAAGCAGCATACACAGCACCAATTACAGTAAATAAGTCAGACTCTCCAATCGGATATAATGCTGTTGTTGATGCGGTTACTAAATTTGAAGATGAAGAAGATGGAATTGATAAAGTTATGTTCATTCATCCGAAGCAGGAGACGACTCTTCTTAAAGATCCGAATTTCTTATCTGCTGATAAATTTCAGGCAGGTGTAGCAGTAAATGGAGCTATCGGCAAGATTGCAGGATGCTGGATTAAGAAGTCTAAGAAGGTCAAAGAGGTTGCGGCTGTAAATGCTGTTGCAGGAGTTTATACAATCAAGATTGATACAAAGGCGGCAACAGGTGACAAGATTATTGTAAATGGCGTTGCGTTTACAGCAGGAACAGACTTTTTATTAAGCACTGATACAGCAACAGGAAATGCCACAGCATTAACAACAGCTCTTAATGCATCAGAAAATGAAGCACTTTCATGCTATACATGGTCTTCATCAGGCACAACAATAACAGCAACAGAGGATTCAAGCAAAGAAGGTTCAGGACTTCCGACAGTGACAACAGAAGGTTCAATGTCAGTTACTGTGGCAACTACAACTATGGGGGTAGCGGCTGCTTCTGCGGCTTTCTTATGCCCTGTTATCAAAATGGAAGCTGATTCATCTGAAACAGAGTACACAGAAGATGAACTTCCTGCATTAACTATTTTCTTAAAGAAGAATACACAGGTAGACCATGAATGGTTTCCAAAGAAACAGCGTCATGACATTACAGCCACTAAATACTATGGTGTTGCACTTACAAATGCGGCAAAGGTTATTCTTGCTAAATTTGGCAAGTAATTGAAAGGGTGTGTTCCCTTATGATTATGAGCATTGATGAATTAAGGCAGTTTATAACAACAGATAAGACGGATTTAGTGCTTGATGCACAGCTTCAGGCACTAGAGCTGTTAATCAGGAAATACACAAATAACAATTTTCAGGATAGAAACAGACGGTTTAAGTGTGATGTATCATCCATAGGTTTACTGTATGCATCAACCTTATTCAAGGTTGGTGACACTGTACAGCTGTCTGAATCAGCCTTTAACAGTGGTTTATATACAATTGCAAGCATTGATTTGGAAAATGGCTGTATGGGATTAAATGAAGCCTTAACGGATGAATCAGATGTGCTTGTTACTAAGATATTCTATCCAATGGATGTAAAGATGGGTGTTGTGGATATAATCAGATGGAAATTGAAAAATGAGGACATAAACAGCGGCGACACGTCAAAGATGAATATTCAGTCAGAAACACTCAGCAGACATTCAGTGACATATGTACAGGATTCCTCTGAAACTGATATTGATGGTTCTTTTGGAGTTCCTAAAAAATATGTTGCGTTCTTAAATGCTTATAAGAAGGCTAGATTTTAATGGGGTGTTTGTATGAGAAAAAATAAAATAGGCGGTAATGTTACAGCTGTAATTCAGGTTAATACAGGCACAGCTAAAGATGCAACAGGTTCAAAGGTTAAGAATTGGGAGACTGCGGATACTCTCACAGGTTTTATAGACCTTCAGACAGGTGATTCAAGATATACAACTTACAATGTCAAGATTCAGGAATCAACACATGTTTTTGTGGCGGATTATAAAGAACTTGACAGCAGAATCAAGGCTGAAAACAGCAGAATTCTTATAGGTGGTAATATATATGATGTAAAGGTTATTGACGACCCCATGAATTTACATAAGCATCTTGAAATATACCTTTCTTACACAGGAGGGCAGTGATATGTCGGAAGTTGTGTTTATTGATAATAGCATGAATGTAAGGGAAGCCATATCGGATGCAGCACTTGCATTTTTAATTGAAGCATCAGGTGAGATTCAGTCAGAAACAATAAGAAATACACCTGTTGATACGGGTCAGCTTAAAGGCTCATGGAAATATAATATTAATGAATCAGAAGGTGAATCAACTATTGGCAGTGAACTTGAAAATGCAATATGGAATGAGTTGGGAACAGGTGAGTGGGCTGTTAATCATGATGGAAGAAAAACACCTTGGTATATTCCTGTAGACAGCTATAAAGGAAAAAAGAAGCCTACATTTAACGGAAAGGTTGTTATTGTATATGGCAAGAACGGAAAAGCTTTCTATAAAACAAATGGCAAGAAGCCGCATCACACGTTGCTGAAAGCTTTTGATGATAAAAAGACACAAATCATCAAGAGAGCGGAACAAATATTCAGCAATAAATTAAATGATTGAGGTGAAGATGTGACGATTGAAGTATTAGGCATCATAGATAATCTGCTTTCTGAAGCAGGCATCAATTATGAATATTTAGAATGGACTTCTGATATGGTTTATCCTTATTGGGTTGGAGATTATCAGGAAGTAGAGCCTTTAAGTGAAGATGGCATGTGTGAATCCACATTCATTATGTCAGGCTTTACAAGGAGTACTGCTTTGGAATTAGAGCAGGACAAAGAAAAAATAAAAAAATTGTTTGATGAGACATCAGGGAAATTGGTCACTACTGACAGCGGTTCAGTGGTGGCTATTTTTTATGCAAATGCTCTTCCTGTTAGGAATGAGAATATGGACTTAAAAAGCATGACAATTAATCTAAAAGTTAAAGAATGGAAGGGAGAAAAAAGACATGAGAAAATCAGGAATTAACAGCAATACACCTAATGACTTTTTACTTGGAGCAGGTGTTGTATTCAAGAATTTTAAATATGTATATAAAAAGGTGGAAGCTTCAGGTGGCGGTTCGGGAACACAGCCAGAGGGTTCACTTAAAATTGTTGCAGACGGTACAACAGAAAAAGAAAATGAAATTCAAATTGGTAAATTAACGCCTGGCGTTTCATTTATTGGAATTGATACAAGTTATACAAAGCCTGCGGTTGGTGATTTTGTAGTGGGAGCCTGGACTGATGATGAGGAGCATGTTCTTGGTGCCACAAATGGTGGCAATAAGCTTTCAATTGTTCCTGAAATAACACCAATTGAGGTTGATGGGGCGACAGTTGAAATCAAAGGTCTTAATCAGAAAACAGGTGAAACAGGAACACTTGAAGTTAATCTTGCACAGCATACAGTTGAGTCCATTAAACGTGCAATTGTTGGAAAGGAAGCAGACAGCTTAATTAAGGGATATACACAGATTGAGACTAAGTCATTGATTGAGTTATCAGATTATCTTGATAACATTGCCTTTGTCGGAACAATGACAGATGGAACAGAGATTATTGCAATCTTAGAGAATGCAATATGTTCTTCAGGTCTTGAACTTGATAACAAGAACAAAGAAACATCTGTGTGTGCAACAACATTTAAGTCTACGGCAGATTTCAAAGGCGGTGTATTTGATAAGCTGCCTATTTACATTTTTTATCCTAATAAAACCACAGCAGCCTAAGAAGGGAAGTAATAAAGCATGATTGAAGTAACAGAAAAAGAAACAATGGAAGAAGCGACAGCGGTTATTATAGAAAAGCCATACATATTAAGACCTATTGAAGCAGATGATCTTGATTATCTTGCGGGAATTATTGACAAAATCGGAATTGATAAGATTGCGGAATGTTTTGACAAGAAGGAAATTAATAAGCTTATTGACAAGAAAGAAGATAGTGAGGACTTAATCAAGGAAGTCGGCATTGATTTAATGGTGAAGATTGCTTCAATTATAGTTAAGAATTACAGGGTTGCCAAGAGTGATATATATTCACTGCTGGCCTCTGTGTCAGGTCTTACAGTTGATAATATTGCACATTTGAAGCTTCCTGTGTATGTGCAGATGATTATTGATGTATTTAAGCAGGACGGCTTCATTGATTCTTTCAGGGTTGCTTCTTCATTACTCGGATAGGATATATTGAATTCATGGGCTTGTTGTATGAAAGATACACAAGCCCCAATGAATTGATTAACAGGATGCTTAAAACAGGACGTTTCTGTGACTTTGTAAAGCATGTTATTAAGCGAAAAAATGAAGAAGCTGAAAAGGAAGAAGATAACAGATTGTGGCTGGCTTATCTGTCAAGCGGTTCAGGAAAGAGCTTTGCGGTATGGAAGAATGATTTGTTTGTCGAATCACGACCTGTATTACAACAGCATAACAGAAACAATCTGTCAATGACAGATGCAGAAGTAAAAGCAACATATAATAAAGCAAAAAACATATTAAAAGATTTCAAAATATAGTATGAGCAATGAAATTGAGGAGCATCCCTTAGGGGGTGCTTTTTTAATACATAAAGAAATGGGGTGAACCTTTGGAAATATTTAAACTGCTTGGAACAATCGCAATATCAGGTACTGAAAAAGCAAATCAGGATATTGATAAGACAAAACAACATGGTGAAAAATTAGCAACACAGTTTAATAAAGCGGCAGATGAGGTTGCACAATTTGGTGTGAAAGTCGCAACAACAGCGGCAACGGCTGCAACTGCGATTGGAACAATGGCAATTAGATCAGCGGCAGATTTTGAAACAAGCTTTGCAAAGGTAAGCACGCTTCTTGACACAACCTCACTTGATGTTGAAGCATACAAAAAGAAAATTATGCAGGTATCTTCTGATATGAATGTTTCAACTGATGAACTTTGTGAATCTATTTATCAGGCTATTTCGGCAAGCGTGGACCAGGCAGATGCAATTGAATTTACAACCAAGGCCATGAAACTTGCAAAAGGCGGTTTTACAGATACGGCCACAGCAGTGGATATTATGACAACAGCCATAAATGCTTATGGCATGAGTGCATCAGATGCAGAAAGCATATCTGATAAGCTGATAATGACACAGAACAAAGGTAAAACTACGGTTGGAGAATTGGCTGCGGCTATGGGTAGAGTTATACCCGCTGCCAATACGTTTGGCGTGTCTTTGGATGAACTGTGTGGATATTATGCAACAATGACAGCCAATGGTATTGCCACAGCAGAAACTACTACATACCTGAACAGTATGATTAAGGAGTTAGGCACAGGAAGTGACGTTCTTTATGGACAGATTGAAAATGCCACAGAGAGTATATTAGGCGAGAAGAAGAGTTTTCAGGAGCTTCAGAGTGAAGGCTATTCCGTACTTGATATAATCGGTCTTTTAGGTCAGTACAGTGAGCAGACAGGAGAAAGCATTATTGGAATGTTCAGCTCATCAGAGGGCGGCATGGCGGCACAGGTACTTGCAAATAATATTGATGGCGTAAGAGTAAATATTGACGCTATGAAGAATAGTGCAGGTGCAACGGAGCAGGCTTATGAAAAAATGGCTTCAACAGCCACGGCATCATTTAAAAAGATAAAAAATCAGGTATCTAATATGTTTACCGAACTTGGTAAAAAGCTGATGCCTACAGTTGAGAAGCTGCTTGATAAGGTAGAAAAAAATCTACCTAAAATTCAGAATCAAGTAGATAAATTAGGACCCACTATTGAGAAAGGTCTTAAAAAACTTGAACCTCTTCTTGACTGGCTTATAGATGATGCTCTTCCAGGAGCGGTGAAACTGCTGGGATTCTGTATTGATAATTTTGAGTCACTTGCGGTTGCAGTAGGACTGACAGTTGCGGCGTTGAAAACAATGTCTATAATCACAACAATAACAACGGCAATTAAGACATCCACAACAGCAATGGGAGCTTTTAATGCGGTTATGGCGGCCAATCCTATAGGATTAGTAGTTACAGCACTTGGTGCATTGGCAGTTGCGATTGGTGCAGTGGTATTAAAGGGAAAAGAAGAAACTGAGCAGGAAGATGAAAGAATTGTTAAATTCAGGGAAGAACAGGAAGAAAGACAGGCTAATATTGATAAGATAAATGATGAAATGAATGCCATAGACCAAAAGGCACAGGCAAGCCTTAACGAAATCGGCAATACTGAAAGGCTCTATAAAGAACTACAGACATTATGTGATGAACAGGGTAATGTTTCAGATGCTGACAAGGCAAGGGCTGACTTCATCCTTAATCAGTTAAATTCTGCACTTGGCACTGAATATACAATGACAGGCAATCAGATTGATAACTATAATGAATTGACTGATTCGATACATAAGGCAATTGAAGCAAAAAAAGCAGAAATTCTTTTATCTGCACAGGAAGAAAAATATAAACAGTCTTTACAGGAACTTAGTGATGCGGAGCAGGAAGCATATAGCCTTAAAAAAGAATTAAGTGAACAGAGGATTGCATGTGATAAGGCAGAAGAAGAGTGGAACGAAGCACAAACAAAAGGCAGAATATACGGATATGAAAAACAGTATGATGCAGCCAAGGAAAAGTTTGAAAAAGAAAAGACTTTACTTGATGAAAAGCAGGCGGCATATGATAATTCGGAATCACAGCTGAAATCATATTACGATAATATCACTATGTACGAGGAGGCATCATCATTGATATTCCAAGGTAAAACAGATGAAGCCATTGCCCTGCTTGATAAAAAGAATCAGGCACTTAAAACAGCGGCAGATGTCGCAAACGAGACAGCGGAAGAACAGCGTCAGACATTGGAAGAACAGAAAAATGATGCACAGGGATATTATGAATATCTTAAATCACTATATGATAAATCATCTGATGACCAGAAGAAATCTATTAAATCGAGATTGGACGCTGCCGAAGAGTACGCGAAAAATGCGGCAGAAGAATATGAAAAGGCGGGGGCGAGAGCCGTAGAAAGCTATGAAGAAGGTGTTGGAAACAAGCAGGATTCTTTATTTGATAAAATGCGAGGTGTATCAAAGTTGGCTGTTGATGCCGCAAGGGATGAATCAGATACATCCTCAATAGGTGAAAACATGGTTGAAGGTATTAATAATGGTGTTGAAAAGAAATCCCCTTCTTTATTCTCAAAACTGCGGTCACTCATGAAGAGAGGCATATCAGCGGCACAGGATGAAGCGGAGATTCATTCGCCTTCAAGGGCTTTTGCAAAAAAGGTTGGTGCATTTATTCCTTCAGGTATCGCAAAAGGTATTGAAGATAATGAAGAAGATGCTACAGAACCAATTGAAAAAATAGTTGATAAAATGGTTCTTGCAGGAAGCGGTTCGGTTAATACGAACAACTACATACACAATCCTGCACCGACAATTAACGCATCTTTCAGCAGTACTGCCATTATAGACAAGATTAATCAGCTTATAGATGCAGTGACACGCAAGGAGGACAGCAAGATATATCTTAATGGTGATGTTCTTGTCGGTGAACTTGCACCCGCAATGGATGCTGCACTTGGAGATATAAGCACAGCGAGTAGGAGAGGACAATAAGATATGAATGGTGTAACATTCGGAAGGTATCATTCCTATAATGATTTTAATTTAATACTGACGGGAAAAGAGATTGGAAGTGCAGTAGTTAAAACAAATTATGTTGATGTAGACGGAGCACACGGTCATATTGATTATACAGAGTATTTTGGGGAACCTAAATACAGCAGCAGATCATTGTCCTTTAAATTCAACACGATTGTTAATCAATTTGAGTTTCTTACTTTGTATTCAAAGATTCAGGACGCACTTCATGGAAAACGTATGAAGATAGTGCTTGATGATGATTCTGGTTATTATTACATGGGAAGAATTGAGGTATCAGCTTTCACTAATGATAAGAACATAGGACAGATAAGCATTGATTGCACATGTGAGCCTTGGAAGTACAGAAAAGATAAAACGGTTATAACAAAGGATGTCAGTAGTTCGGCAACAATTACCCTTGTTAATTCAAGGAAGAAGGTTGTTCCATCCATAACAACAACTGCTTCAATGACAATAGTTTATGATGGTATATCAACAACTGTTAATGCAGGAACTTTTACAATTCCTACATTGGAACTTGCAGAGGGGAACAATTCCATAATGGTGACAGGAACGGGCAATATTACTTTCACTTATCAGGAAGGGGGATTGTGATGAGAATAACAGCTTTTAGTGATGATAAAAGAATATTAGATACATCCCTTGAACAGCTTAAACTTATTAATCCAAAGATAAGTCAGGAAGATAATAAGGTTGGATCATTCACATTTACAATCTATCCCGACCATCCATATTATAATTTCATAGACAAAATGAAGTCTATAATAACAGTGTATGAGGAAGGAATATCTGAACCGTTGTTCAGGGGCAGGGTGTATGATGAAAAAACAGGTTTTTATAATGAAAAGCAGGTTTCCTGTGAAGGGGAACTTGCTTTTTTATTGGATTCTATTCAAAGACCTTATACATTTCCTGATAAAGAAAAAGGGCAGAGCGGAACACCAGCGGAGCTGTTCATACAATATATAAACAACCATAATTCACAGGTTGATGAAACAAGGCAGTTCAAGATTGGAAATATCACAGTAACGGACCCGAACAATTATATAGTAAGGTCAAACAGTGATTATGTGAGTACATGGGATGAGTTAAATGCGAAGCTCATTGACCATCTTGGCGGCCATTTATGGGTGCGGCATGAATCAGACGGAGTTTATATTGATTACCTTGCAGATTTTGATGTATTGAGCAATCAGATGATAGAATTCGGCAAGAATCTTCTTGACTTGCAGAAGAATATTAAGGTTGACGGATTCGCAACAGCACTTATTCCACTAGGTGCAAAGCTTAAAGATGAAGAAGGAAACGAAACAGGTGAGAGATTAACAATCAAGTCTGTTAATAACAATGTGGATTATGTGTATAATGCGGAGGCAGTTGCCCAATATGGCTATATATTTACTACAAACACATGGGATGATGTAACACTCGCTTCCAATCTGAAGACTAAGGGGCAGACATATATTGACAATGTGGCACAGTTTGCGGCATCTATTGAAGTAAGTGCTGCTGATTTGAATGGTGCAACTATAGATGGAGAAGTTGCAAGTGTGAACAGCTTCAGGATTGGCAGATATGTAAAAGTCAATACAAAACCACATTCCATTGAAAATCAGAAATTTATTATAAGCAAGCTGACAAGGGAACTTTTAAAGCCTGAAAATACTAAGCTTACACTTGGAACAACATATAAGACACTTACAGAAAAACAGTTATCACAGGCAGAGCAGCTTAATCAATATGTGCAGACGGTAAGTGAACAGGTTAAAAAGAGCGGAAAAGGAATTAAGGAAATTGTTGAGTATTATCTTGTAACGGCATCCTCAAGCGGCGTGACGCATGATACAAGTGGATGGATAACAGACATTCCAACAATGACAACCACTAATAAATATCTGTGGAACTATGAGAAGATAACATATACAGATAATTCTGTTGATAAACAGACGCCAAAGGTTATAGGCGTATATGGAGACAGCGGAAAGAATGGCAGCAAGGGAGAAAATGGAAAAGACGGAGTAGACGGAAATGGCATAAAAAGCATAGTTAATTATTATCTTGCAACGGCATCTTCAAGCGGTGTGACAACCACGACAAGCGGCTGGAGCACCACTGTTCAAAATGTTACTTCAAGTAAAAAATATCTGTGGAATTATGAAGTTGTAACGTATACAAAAGGCAATCCGACAACCACAACACCTTGTATTATCGGGGCTTATGGAGATACAGGGGCAAAAGGAGACACAGGGAAGGGAATTTCTTCAATTACCGAACAATACTATCTGTCAACATCAAAAGATGCAACAACAGGTGGTAATTGGATTGAATCAGCACCTAAATGGGAGAATGGCAAGTATATATGGACAAGAAGCAAGATTATGTATACAGATAATACAACCATTTATACAACGGCTGTGTGTGATTCTTCCTGGGAAGCTGTAAATGATTTGCAAATTGGTGGAAGAAATCTTTTGTTAAATACAGCAGATTTAACGAAGTGGACATGTGAAGATAAAACAACTGTTGTTAAAGATGTAGACGGATTTTTTAAAATATTGACTACGCAAAAGACAAGCTGGTTTAGCATATATCAGACGGTCACAGCAGTATCAGCAGGTCAGACATATATGTTATCGGGTTATAACAAAAAAGGAACTAAGGCAGGCTATGTTGTTATAAGGTATTACAAAAGTGGAACAGCAAATATTCTCTTACAACAAAATGTTTCGGCTGGGCGTTTTACAATTAAATTTACAGTTCCAGCGGGAGCAGATTCTAAAATAAATGTATACCTTGGATTACAGCCAACAGCAAGCGGAGATTACACGTACTTCAAATTGCCAAAGCTCGAACTCGGCGACAAGGCAACGGACTGGATGCCAGCACCTGAAGATGTAAATTCTGCAATAGGTTTAAATGTTAGTGCTGTTGATATTTATTATTATTTGTCAACGTCTGCAACAGGACTTGCTGGTGGAAGTTGGAACACAAAAGCACCTACATGGGTAAATGGTAAATATATATGGCAAAAAACTGTAACAACGCTTGCAAATGGAATTAAAACTGAAACAACACCTGTATGTATTACAGGGGCAAATAACACAGCAATTCAGAGCAACACAGAGCCTGTGGATAAAACCCTTATGTGGCTTGATACATCAGCAGAGCCGCCTATATTAAAACGCTGGAACGGTACGGCATGGGTTGTGGTGAATGATATAACAAATACAATCAATCTTCTTGAACAGAGGTTCACAGCGGATATAAGCACGTCTGAAAAGAATATCAAGCAGACATTAACTGAAAGCTATTATACAAAGGATGCGACAGACAGTCTTGTAAGTTCAGTGAGTTCTTCTTGGGAACATACAGCAAAAGGCTTTGAGATGCAGTTTGACAATATCAGCAAGAATCTTGATGATGTATCAAACAATGCGGATACAAGATTTCAGGAAATCAGCAAATATATAAGGTTTGTTGACGGAAATATTGTTCTCGGTGAAGCTGGAAGTGAATTAATTTTGAAGATTGCAAATGACAGAATATCGTTTTTGCAGAACAATACAGAAGTTGCATATTTCAGCAACAGAAAGCTATATGTTACAGATGGCGAATACACAAACAGCTTACAGCTTGGCAAGTTTGCTTTTATCCCGAGAAGTAATGGAAACTTATCATTCAAAAAGATTGTGGATTAAATATATTAAATGGCATCTGAAGGGATGCCATTTTCTAATATAAAATTTTGCGACACACTTTATAAAAATTTTATATTTTTTGAATGCCTTTAATGTAAAACGTAATGCGTATCTTGTAAAAATAAAATTCAACAGCATTATAATTAAATGTTATAAAACTTTACAAAACGTAGGAAACAACAGGGTTTACAAGCTTTTAATAAAGTGATAAGGTGAGCATACGATATATCGAAAAATAATTTTAAAAACCTCTTGATTTTTGCCCGACATAATATATAATACAATTATGCCCGACAAAAGTGAGGTGAGAATATGAGTCCAAGGACAGGCAGACCAACTAACAATCCGAGACCTAATAAATTAAGCATACGAATAAGTGATGAAGATAAAAAGATATTAGAAGATTATTGTGAAAGGGAAAATATAAATAGAACTGAAGCAATTAGTCGGGGAATTAAGAAGTTGGATAAAAAATAAGAACAATCGTTGCACCTACCACAGCACTAACGATTGTTCAGGTTAGAAGTTACCTTCTGTAAATATTATAATGCAGATGGAAACTTCTTTCAAGTAGAATGAAGGGAGTATTTTTATGCAGTCACCACAAACAATAGAAATCAAAGGAATTAAAGTATTAACTACAAAACAGATTGCAGAAGCGTATGGAGTAAAGCCTGATATAATCGGTTATAATTTTAGGTATAATAAAGAGAGATATGTAGAGGGAAAGCATTATATTATGCTTGAAGGTGAGGAATTAAGGCTTTTCAAAGCCAGTCGTGAAATTCAAGACAGCTATAAAGTTTCAAATTTCAAAAAAATAAAAGCATCCTCATCAGGATGCTTGTTGTTTTCGTAGCGGGACTCGAACCCGCATCTGATTGTTAGTTAGACAATTGCTTTATCCATTAAGCTATACGCTCATTAGAGATTGTACTTAAGTACATATTTAACATATCATAAGATAATGGAAATGTCAATAAAACGCTTGACATATTGGCAGACAACAATTATAATTAATTTAGTGGCAGACAAAAAGTGAGGTGAGGATATGAGTCCACGAACAGGAAGACCGAAGTCTGATAATCCCAAATCGGATAGGATAACCATTCGTTTAGATAATGAACATTCCCAAATTATACAAAAATATTGTGAACAGGAAAAAGTTGAAAAGGCAGAAGCTATCCGCCGGGGTATTCAGAAATTAAAGTCAGAAATTAAAAAAGATTAGTTGTTG